GAGGAGGTGGCGGGCGCGGGGCGGGTGATCGTCACGCACCAGGTCTGGCTGCGTTTTCGCGCCGAGGTGGCGGCGGGGATGCGGCTCATCAAGGGTACGCGGCGGTTTGCCATCGAGAGCGTGCGCGATCCGGACGAGACCGGCCGCCTTCTCCTCTGCCGCTGCCGGGAAGAGAGCCGATGAAGGCCCGGATACGGGCGTCTCTGGCGCAGACGGGCGAGGACCTGGGGCTGGCGCTTCGTCGCGCGCTTTCGGGCGGGGTCGCGCGGCGGATCGACCTGCAGATCGGGCAGCGCGCGGGCGGTCATGGGCCGGATGGGCCTCTGGCGGTTCGTCGGCTGGTGTCCTCGGGCGACGGCGTGGCCATCGGACGGGGCGGCGGCACGTCCGTCGGCAAGGCCCGCGGCGACGTTGAAGAAAGCGAGGGTGGGTCATGAGCAGTGCCGTGAACGAGTTTCTGGCCGCCATTCAGGCGCGGCTGGCCGGCGATGCCGGGCTTGCCGCCCTGATCGGCGCCGGCGGGATGCGCGACCGGCGGGCGAGCGGGCTCGACCTGCCGGCGCTGGTGCTCGGCGCCGTCGAGTGCCGCGACTATTCGACGGCCAGCGAGGCGGGATTTGAAATTCTCCTGACGCTTGAGGCCTGGTCTGCCGAGGGGCGGCGCGCGGCGGAGGCGATCGCTGATGCCGTGCAGGGCCTGCTCGACGACGTCGATCTGGCGCTGGCCGGCCACAGGCTGGTGAGCCTCCGGCATCGCCGGACGGTCAGCCGCCGCGAGGCAAAGACCGGATTTTTCGTCGCCGAAACGGCGTTTCGGGCGGTGGTGGAGTGAGGCATTGCGCGCCGGTGTCGCCGCTCACTGGGCTGCCGCCACCTCTGCCAGCCCTTCGCTTGGGCTCAGGGCGTTCGCCATTCGAAACGGTTCACTGGATCGTTTCGTCGGCCTCGCCGACCATTCCGGCCCCCCGTGAACGGGGAGAGGGCGACCCGCCGGCCTCGATCGGCAAAAGACGGAACAATCTCCTTAAATAGAAGAGGATTTCGACATGGTGGCACAGAAGGGCAAGGATCTGCTTTTGAAGGTTCAGGACGGGGCGGGTTTCGGGACGGTGGCGGGGCTGCGCTCCAAGCGGCTTTCCTTCAACGCGCAGACCGTCGACGTGACCGATGCGGAAAGCGTCGGGCGCTGGCGCGAGCTGCTCGGCGGGGCGGGCGTGCAGCGCGCAGCACTTTCGGGCGCCGGGCTGTTCAAGGACCAGGCGTCGGATGCGCTGGTGCGGGGAGCCTTCTTTGCCGGCGACGTTCTCGCCTGGCAGGTGGTGATCCCCGACTTCGGCACGGTGAGCGGGCCGTTCCAGGTCACCGCGCTCGAATATGCGGGTTCGCATGACGGCGAACTGACTTTCGAGATCGCGCTGGAATCGGCCGGCGCGCTTTCCTTCGCGGTGCTGTGATGCGCGGCGGGGGCGACGGATTGGCGGTGCTCGGGCGGGCCAACCGGCGGCGCGGCGAGGTGGAGGCGGTGATCGGCGGCGAGCGCCGGATCCTCTGCCTGACGCTCGGCGCACTGGCCGAACTGGAAACGGCGTTCGGGGCGGAAAGCCTGGCCGATCTCGGCCAGCGCTTTGCCGCGGGCCGGCTGAGGGCACAGGATCTGATGCATATTCTCGGCGCGGGCTTACGCGGCGGCGGCAACCGATTGAGCGACGAGGACCTGGCCGAGATGGCGGTCGAGGGCGGCATTGCCGGCGCGGCGGCGATCGTGCGTGACCTGCTGGTCGCGACGTTTGCGCCGGAGGCGGAGCGCGGGGCAGCCGCGTCGGACCCTTGAGGGCCGCAGGCGGCGAGGCGCCGGCGCGACCCTTCCCCTGGGAGGCGGTGCTCGATGCCGGACTTTGTCGCCTGCGGCTTCCTCCGGGCGTGTTCTGGGATTTGAGCCTCGTCGAGTTTGCCGCCATGGCCGGGGCGTTTGCGCCGCGGTCGGCCCGGCTTTCGCGGGCGGGGCTGGAGGGATTGATGCGGGCTTTTCCGGATGATGCTGTCGGCGGTTCACCCCCCTCTGCCACTGCGTGACATCTCCCCTTCGAGGGGAGGGTTATCGCATATGGGATACCGGCGGCGCCTCCGGGCTCTTTCTTCTCCCCTCGGGGAGATGTGCCGAGCGCCCTTCGACAGGCTCAGGACGAGGCGATGAGGGGGCTGCACGGCACGGCTTTTGCGCTTCGCGCCCCCCTCATCCGGCCCTGCGGGCCACCTTCTCCCCGCTGGGGAGAAGAGGGAGCCCGCTTCGTGCGCCGCTCAAAATCCATATGCAATTGCCCTCATCCGCCTGCCGGCACCCTTGCCGGCCCTTCACCTCGGCTCGGGGCGTTCGTCATTCGAAACGGTTCACTGGAGCGTTTCGTCGGCTGCGCCGACCATTCCTCACCCCCGCGAACGGGGAGAAGGATCCGAATCAGCGCCGAGGTGGCCTCGATCCTTCGAGGCCCCTGTGGGGGGCCTCAGGATGAGGGGAGGCGTGGAGCTTCGCCCCCTTACGGCACTGCGCACCCTTCTCACCCCCGACGCGGAGAAAAAGGAAACACAACGGTGACACAGAGGATTTATCCATGGCCGACGACGACATGATTGCGCTGTCCCTCGATCTCGACGCGGCAGACGCGCTGAAGGTGCTGGACGAACTGGAGGGGCGGTCGCGGAGTTTCGGGGCGGCGCTGGCCTCGGCGCTGAAGGGCGCGACGGTGGGCGGCAAGGGGTTGGAGGATACGCTGAGGGCGGTCGGCACGCGGCTTTCCGACATTGCGCTTTCGGCCGGGCTGAAACCGCTGGAAGGGCTGCTCGGCAATGCGCTGACCGGGCTGATTTCCGGGCTGACGGCGGGGTTCGGCGCGATCATGCCGTTTGCGACGGGCCGCGTGCCGGGGCGGGTGACGCCGTTTGCGGCCGGCGGCGTCGTGTCGGCGCCGACCTATTTTCCGCTCGGCGGCGATCTCGGCCTGATGGGCGAGGCGGGGGCGGAGGCGATCTTGCCGCTGAAGCGCGGTTCGGACGGATCGCTCGGGGTGGCAGCCGGTGCCGCTGGTCAGACGACGCAGATCAATTTCCAGGTGACGGCGAGCGATGCGGCGAGTTTTGCACGCAGCGAGGGCCAGATCACCGCCATGCTGGCGCGCAGCGTCGGGCGCGGGCGGCGGCATCTCTGAGCAGCGTCTCGCGCCGGCGTGCTGCTGGTGGGTGGCGTCGCCCGGGCCTTCCTCCAACGCCTTCGAACAAAGGACCCTGAACCATGAGCAATGGTTTCCACGAGGTACGGTTTCCGCTGCGGTTGTCGCTGTCGACCAGCGGCGGGCCTAAGCGGCTGACCGATATTGTTGACCTGACCAATGGGCGCGAGGCGCGCAATGCAAGGTGGCGCCATTCGCGGCGGGTCTATGACGCGGGGTCGGGTCTGAGGGCGGTCGACGACCTTTATGCGGTCGTCGCCTTCTTCGAGGCGCGCGGCGGGCAGCTCTATGGCTTTCGCTTTCGCGACCCGCTCGACGCGAAATCCTGTGGGCCGGGCGAGACGGTGTCGCCCTTCGACCAGGCGATCGGCACGGGCGACGGAGCGACGGCGACATTCCGGCTGGCCAAGACCTATGGCGATGCGGGCGGCGAATGGCGGCGCGAGATTTTGAAACCGGTGGCGGGGACGGTCAGGGTCGCGGTCGACGGGGTAGAATTGTCGCCGTCTGGTTTCAGCAGCGATCCGGTGACGGGCATCGTCATGTTTTTCGAGGAATATATTCCGCCTTCCGGCGCGCTGGTGCAGGCAGGATTCGAATTCGACGTGCCGGTGCGCTTCGACACCGATCGCATCGACGTCAATCTCGAGGCCTTTCGCGCCGGGCGCATTCCGGCCATTCCGCTGGTGGAGATCCTGCCATGAGATTGATACCCGATGCACTCGCCGCCCATCTTTCCGGCGATGCCACGACGCTCTGCCGCTGCTGGCGGGTGACGCGGCGCGACGGCGTGGTGCTCGGCTTTACCGAGCATGACCGCGACCTGACCTTTGCCGGCACGCAGTTTCTTGCCGCGAGCGGCTTTGCCGGAACCGAGACGCGGGCGGTGAACGGGCTGGCGGCACCGGGCGCCGAGGTGACCGGCGGCTTTTCGAGTGCGGCGATCAGCGAGGCGGACCTGGTCGCCGGGCGCTATGACGGCGCACGGGTCGAGGTGTTTACCGTCAACTGGAAAGAGCCGGAGGCGCAGCACCTGCTTTTGAAGGTGCAGGAGATCGGCGAGGTGTCGCGGGCGGGCGGGGCCTTTGCCGCGGAACTCAGGAGTTTTGCCCACCGCCTGTCGCAGGAGCAGGGTCGGATTTATGGCCGGCGCTGCGATGCGAGTCTCGGCGACGGGCGCTGCGGGGTGGACCTGTCCATCGCCGGGCGGCAGGCGACGGGCATGGTGACGGCGGTCGAGGGGCGTGACCGGGTTTTGGTGTCCGGGCTCGGCGGGTTCGAGGACGGACATTTCCGGCTCGGCACGCTGCGGTTCGACGTGGGCGTGAACGAGGGGCTGACGGTCGAGATCGACGGCAACGCCGCTGTGGATGACGGCACGCGGTTGACGCTCTGGCTGCCCTTGGAGAGCGCGGCCTCGGTCGGCGATGCGGTGACGGTGACGGTCGGCTGCGACAAGGGGTTTTCGACCTGTCGCGACCGGTTCGCCAATGGCCTCAACTTTCGCGGCTTTCCGCACATGCCGGGCAGCGATTTCGCCTATTCCTATGTGAAGGGCGAGAGCACGCATGACGGGACGGCGCTGTTCGAGTGAGGTGATGGGTACGGACTCCTCTCCCCTTGGGAGAGGAGCAATTTCAGCGTCTTGGCGCAAGCCAGAAATTGCAGGTCAGGGGGCCGAATGACGCCCCATGGCGCTAAGATGCTGATTTCGCTTCTTCTCCCACCAAGGGAGAAGACTGGCCGCCGACGCTCTGCCGCCAAGTCGTGCTATCGCCGTCGCGAGTGATCTCGTGCGTTCCAAGGAGCACAACCCATGACCGCCATCGGAAACCGCGTGGTGACGATCGCCGGGCAGTGGATCGGCACGCCCTATCGGCATCAGGGATCGACGAAGGGTGTCGGCTGCGATTGCCTGGGGCTGGTGCGGGGGATCTGGCGGGAAATCTATGGGGCGGAGCCGGAGCTGGTGGCACCCTATGCGGCGGACTGGGCGGAACGCGGCGGGCAGGAGCGGTTGCTGGAGGCGGCGGGGCGGCATTGCGCGGCGGTGCCGGGNTTTGTTGCGGCGCGACCGGGAGATCTGCTGGTCTTCCGCTTTCGCCCGCAATTTGCCGCCAAGCATGCCGGCATTCTCGACGGCGCCGACGCCTTCATCCACGCCTATGAGCAGGCAGCCGTCATCCGTTCTGCGCTGGTGCCGGCCTGGCGCAGGCGCGTTGCCGGGATCTACCGGTTCCCGGAGATTTCTTGAAAACGGGCGGGTTTTGCCGTATCTTGCTGGAGTGGTGGACGAGGCTGCTAACTCGCCCACCCTTTGCTAATGTTTGAAGTTGACCCGGACGGTCATAGACCAGCCCGTCCGGGTTATCCTCAAGATCAGCGTAATGCCAATTGGCCAAGACCTCATAGCACTACCTCCACATTCGAGAGCAAGGCCTTTGCCACGGTCGGCGGAGCCCGTCTTCGCCGACGCGCCGGCTGGCGCGGCGCTTGCTGCTTCTGCTCCCGAACCTCAGCATCCTATCACAATCTAGGCGAGCATCCAGACGGGTGCCGCAAGGGGCATCCATGGCGACAATCCTCTTCCAGGCGGCCGGCGCGGCGCTGGGTTCGGTGTTCGGGCCGCTGGGCGCCGTCATCGGCCGGGCGGCGGGTGCGCTCGTCGGCAACACGCTCGACCGGGCGCTGATCGGCGGCGGAACGACGCTCTCGGGCGCACGGCTTTCGGCGGCGAGGCTGCCGGGGGCGGCCGAGGGCACGGCGATCCCGAGGCTCTACGGCACGGCGCGGCTCGGCGGCACGCTGATCTGGGCGACGCGCTTCGAGGAGGAGGCGACGACCGAGCGGACCGGCGCCAAGGCGACCGGCACGCGGGTGAAGACCTATCATTATTTCGCCAATCTGGCGGTCGGACTCTGCGAAGGGGAGGTGGCTCTGGTCCGGCGGGTCTGGGCCGACGGGCAGGAGATCGACCTCACCGAGATCGAGATGCGCGTCTACCCCGGGGCGGAGGACCAGTTGCCGGATCCGCTGATCGAGGCGAAGCAGGGGGCGGGCAATGCGCCGGCCTATCGCGGGCTCTCCTATGTGGTGTTCGAGCGGTTGCCGCTCGACGATTTCGGCAATCGTATTCCGCTTCTGCAATTCGAGGTGATCCGGCCCGTGGGACGGCTGGAGGGCATGGTGAAGGCGGTGACCGTCATTCCCGGCTCGACCGAGCATGGCTATGCGACGGTGCAGGTCAGGGAACGGACGGGCGAGGGCGCCTCGCGCATTCTCAACCGCAATACGCTGGTCGCCCATACCGACTGGCAGGCCTCGATCGACGAACTGCAGGCGCTCTGCCCCAATCTCGAGACTGTCGCGCTGGTTGTGTCCTGGTTCGGCACCGATCTGCGCGCCGGAGAGTGCCGGGTGGTGCCGGGCGTCGAGGTTGGGAGCCGCAACGAGAGCCGGGACTGGCGGGTGTCGGGCGTGACGCGCAATGCGGCCTATCTG